TGTGCAAAATGCAATACTTATCGCAAGATTTTTCAATTAAAAAATAGCCAGACTTTCACGCCATGATTTGTGCAAGTTGTTCATTGAACGCTCTGGCTGCCGTTGTCCGTCCCAAAATCTCCCGTGGGTAGTTGTTCATCCGGTCTGCCGCTGCGATGATCTCCTCGTCCGGCACCTCGTCGAAGTTCGTGCCCTTCGGGAACAGCCGCCGGAACATCTTGTTCAGATTCTCGTTGCTGCCGCGCTCATAGCTGCTGTACGGGTGGCAGTAGTACATCTTCGTCCGCTGCCCGCCGAAGATGGAAGTCTCCATGCCCTCACAGTCAGAGAACTCGCTGCCATTGTCCACGGTGATGCTGCGGAAGATTTTGCTGAACAGCGCGCCATACTTCCGCTCCAGTCCGTTCAGCGCCGCCACCACGTTCTCCATGGTCGCGCCGTACATGGGCAGCGTGATCTCGTTGCGGCTCAGTCTCTCCGTCAGTGTCAGCACGCACTTCTTCGTCTTTTGCTTGCCCTTCACAGTGTCCATCTCCCAGTGAAACGGCTCTTCCCGCTGGTTTATTTCCTCCGGCCTGCGTTCGATGCTCTCGCCCTGCGGTGGACGCGATGCCGAGCGCACACGATTGTACCCGCGCTTGGTCTCTCCATGCAGCGGCAGGTCTTTGTTGGTGATGTTCAGAAATACGCCGTTCGTGATGTAGTTGTAGATGGTCTTCTCGCACACGCGCACGGAAAACTGTTTTCCCTCCAGTTCAATGTCCATCAGGACAGCAGCGGGGCTGCGCCCCTCGTCAGCGATCTTGCGCTCAATGTAGTCCGCCAGCGCATAGTCATTCCCCAGCTTGATCGGTCTGCCCTTGGCGGTCTTTCCGTATTCATACTGTTGTTGCGCGATGTCGGCGGAGTAGCGCTTGTCCGTGGTGTAGTCGCCGTTCAGGTGGTCGTACATCACGCCCGGACGCTTCAGCTCCCGGTACACGGTGGTGTAGTTGACGCGCAGCGCGTCCGCGATCTCCTGAATCCCGGCTCCGCCGTTGTACATCTGCTCGATCTTCAGTCTGTCAGTGTAGGTCAGGTGGTGGAACCGCTTGAACTTTCTCTCCATGCCGTGTTTCTCCTTTGCGCTTTCTTGCGCTTATTCTAAAGCTGATTACGGCAGGTGTCAATATATGCAAAATCCCTCCGCCCGCAGGTGGAGGGATTATTCTTTTCCCAGCAGCCAGTCCGTGCTCACGCGCAGCACCTCGGCCAGTATCGGCAGCTCAAAGTCCGGCACCACGCGCTTGCCGGTTTCAATTCTGCTCACGGCCATCTGTCCCAGCTGAAGACCGGCCAGCTGCAGCTTCGCCGCCAGCTCTTCCTGTGACCAGCCCATACGCATTCGCGCCTCGCGCACCCGCTCGCCGCATAGATTAAAGCGATCTCCCAGTGTATACAGCCGCACAGCTCCGCCTCCTCATAATCATCTTTTGCATATTCTTGCTTGAACTTACCATGTCTTCGTGTTAATCTTATAAAAAAGATGATTAGACGGAAAATATTTTTTGGAGGTATACCTATGAAATGGCTCGTATATAGCTGCGGTCTTCTGATTTCCAGCGCCGCGCTTGTTGCTCTCTCCATGTCCGGTGTGTTTCCTGCCCTCGGCGGTATCGGCTCCGGGCTGTTGACAGTCTGCGTCTACTTTCTCGGTGTATATCTCGCGCCGCGCCTCATCATTCATCGCCTTCAGCAGCGTGTTTCGAAAGAGAAGCCCGAAGATATTGTTACCATTGAGCCAAATCGTAAGCCCGTCCGCCGCGATGTCGTCGGCTATCAGCTGGCTATATTTATCCTTGTTTGTGCAACGGTTCTCCTTGCTCTCCGATGCGGCAGTGCGTCTGCCGAAGTCGATGGCTTACAGGCTCAGTTGGAAGAGCAATATCGTGACCGTTATGAAGAAGGCTATGCAGATGCCGAAAGTACCGCTTATGAAAGCGGCTATGATGCCGGGTGTAAAGATGGCTACAGCACCGGCTATGCCGACGGAGATGCTGCTGGCCGCAGTGCAATCCTGTCTGCTTATTACGATGAGCTGCGCTTCTTCCGCAATGGCGCCTGTATCGTCACGGAAGAAGGCTATCGTTATCACCACTATGGCTGCCATCACATTGCAGGGCGCGAGTATTGGATATACAACACCGAGTTGGCAGAATATAAAGGCTATTCTCCCTGCATTGATTGTTGGGAAGATGGGCTTTTGACAATTATACTGAGCTCGGTGTTCTTGTCTTATCCCTTCGGCAGTACCAGCCCGCCGGTGTAGCTTGTGCCATCCGGCAGCACGATGCCGCTCTCTGTCTCAGCATTCAGCGCATCGTAGACTTTCTGCCCCACGCTGGTGCTGTACGGGTTTTTCGCAGGCTTCCAGCTCTTGTTTGCCAGCTGCCACAGTGCAGCCTGCTGCGTCACCGTCAGGCTCTGCCCGCCGCCTGCTCCCGGCAGCACGATACCGTTACCGCCGCCGCCCATAGAATCAATGGCCGCTTCCACCTCTTCCTGCTTGAACGTGCCGTTGCCGTCAAAGTCGAACTTCGGCAGCAGCTCCCGGAATGCGACATACGCTTCCGGTGTCACGCCGTAGCTGTATCCCGTCTGCAGCTTGCTGTACTCGCTCTCCTGCATCATCTCGCCCAGCACGTTCATCTGCTCTTCGGTGCTCAAGCCCGCATCCACCACTGCGCGGTAACGCTGCAGGCCGCTCACGCTGTCCTTGCCGTCCTCCGGCTCCAGTGCGTTCAGGCTGTTTGCCAGCTCATAGGCTGCGTCATCACTCAGTCCCGCCGAAACGAAGCTGTCGTACCGTGCTGCCTCCGCCGGAATCTGACTGTAATACTTGAAGCAGTCCCGCACGGTTTCCGCCTGCTCTGCGGCCAGATTCTGACTGTTCACCCAGCGGGAGAACTCCACCGCCTTCTCTGATGCGCCGCTGTACTTCTCGTTGACGGTGGTGTACTCGTTCTGCACCTTCAGGAACGTATCAAAGTCCAGTCCCGCCTGCTCGAATGCCATAATGTCATCGTCTCGGCTCGTGGTGTAGCTGCCGTCTTCCTGCTTCTCGCCGAATAGGCATCTGTACATCTCCCGCTTCTCGTCGTCCGTCAGCGGGCTTTCCGCCAGTGCGGTGCGCTTTGCGTTGGATGCTTCTGCTCCTTTCAGGCTTCCCGCGTTTTTAACATCCAGCAGCACCTGCGTCACCGCGCCCATGTCTGCGTCGCTGTCGGCCAGTGCGTCCATCAGCTCCCGTTCCTTGTCGGTTGCCATCAGCCCATAATAGACCACGCTCTTTCCGTCGCCGGAGATGTCTGCGGCCTGCAGCACTCTTCGTTCCGCTTCGGCCTTGCTTTCCGTCTCCGTTTTCTTCGTTCCGCGCAGTTCCTTCAGCAGGTTGTACGCATCTTCTTCCGGCACGCCAGCCTCCGTCATTCCCTGATAGGCGGCAGTCTCCTTTGCGCCAAAGCTCTTGAATCCGCTCTCTACCCAGTCTCTTCCGGTCTTCAGTGAGGTTTTCCCGAACAGCATGGCTTGCCCCGCGTTCAGTGCAGCCTGCCACGGGTCATCGTTGTATACCGGGTACTGCAGCAGATCATTGCCTTCGGCATCCACCGAATAGCTTCCCCCTTTGATCGTTGCGCTCAGTCCTTGGTAAATCTTCTTCAGCTGTCCGCCGCCGAATGGAAGCGCCAGATAGGTCAGCGGGTTCATCAGTTCTTTGCCCGCCGTGGCCAGCTTCTTCTTGGTGCTCCATGTGTCGCTCGTCACAGTCTTCAGCAGGTTGTCCCAATCCGGCAGAGCGCTGCTGATCGGGACGCGCCCGCCGCCCAGCACGCCGCCGATGAACGGCAATTCCTCCGCCACATCGCCCAGCGTTTCGGTCACGGTGTCGTAGGCGTTTTTCTTCTCCGTCTCAAAAGACGGCATATCGCCTGTCACAGCACCTACGCCCAGCTCCACAAGGTTCGGCAGCTCATATCCGGTGATGTCGCCCACGGTGTCGTTCAGGATGCCCAGCGGGTCAAGCGCCGGTCTGCGTCCGATGAAATATTCGTAGACTTCATCGTACAGCCATGCGCCGAGGAAGAACTTGAACAGCGCCATTGCCAGCGCCGCCAGCCCCTTCTCCTTGTATGCGCGCGGCATATCCTTGAAGAGATAGCTCAGCTGGTTGTTGACCTCCAGCTGGAACTGCGTGAAGACCTTCGTCATCGGATTGCTCCGATTGAACAGTGTCGGCGTGGAGCCTTTGCTGCGGTCAGCCATCACGCCCGCCGTCCAGTTGTCCGCCTCCGTCATGGCGGCAGTCTCGCTCATCCCGCGCTTCAGGTTCTGGTTGTACCGCGCACGCACCAGACTTCCGGCGGTAAACTGGTCGATATACTCCATCGGCGAAGACATGGTGGCCGATGCTTTCTGTGCCCATGTCCGCACCAGCGGGTCGCTGCCCTTACGGTTGGTCAGGAAGGCAGACGCATCCACAATGCCGTCGTTTTCTTTGAAGCTCTGCAGCGTCTGCCACATGCCGCGCAGCAGTTCCCCACGGTCAAGCATCGCGCCTCCCTGCGTCAGCGGGATGAAGTTGGTCAGCCACGATGCCGGGTTAATGGCCACCATGTTGGCAGCCACGCGGCTCTCCAGTCCCTTCACAAGGTTGTACATGTTTCTGCCCAGTGCCTGCTCCATGTTGCGGTCTGCGCGGCTCTTCTTGTTGGCCAGCAGGTTGGTGTACTCCTCCAGCTCCACCACGAAGTTCGACAGCGCAAACCGCCCGTCTTCGTAGATGCTGTCGATCTTGCTGCGTTTCTCTTCCTCTGTCAGCCGCGTGTCGGCGTACACCGTGTCCACCTGCTTGCGGATGCCCTCGTCGCCGGTGCGGTAGCGCGCCTGCGTCGCCAGTGCCCGCAGCTTCTGGATGTTGTCGGTCTGATAGATAACGTCCGCCACGCCCTCGATGTATCGGTCGAAGCCCTCCACCGCGTCATAGGCCGTGTCGAAGCCGAGGCGCTGCTGTGCATTGCCGAACCACTGGATGCCCGGTCGGAAGGTGTGCGTCAGTCCGTTGATGGTGGTGGGCAGTGCCGTCACCTGTGTGTCAATGCCCAATGCCCTGCCGAACAGTCCCATGATGCCGTCGCCGTCACCCGGCTGGAAATGTGGGAAGTAGCCGCTGCGGTAGTTCACTGGCTCGTACCCGTTGCGTACTCTGGCCTCGTTCATCTGCTGGAACAGCTCGTCGTAGATGCTTCGGAACTCCTCCACCGCGTGCTCGATCTTTGCCTTGTCCAGCTGCGGGTTCTGCTTCCACATCTCCTGCACAATACCGCGCCAGTCGCTCAGCGTCTTGCCGTCCCGCTCCGCCATGCGCCCTCTGCTGTTCTCCAGCATCCGGATGTTGTCCATCGCTTCGCCCAGCAGCTGCACGGCGTGCGCTTCAGAGATTTTCCCCACCTTCTGCATGGCCTTCGTTTCTTTGGTGCTCAGGTTCAGCGCCTGTACCCGCTCGCGCATTTTGTTCTTCAGTCGCGTGGACTTTGCCTGCGCCTTGTGCACCGGTGTGAAATACTCTGCAATGATCTCCTGCGCCAGCTTCTTGTCCTTCACGATGTCAAGGATATTGCGCTCCATCGTTTCGCGGGAATAGAGAATACCAGCTTTCTTGTCCTTCCAGTCGTTTGCCGTCTCTAAGAACTTGTCCGCCTCTTCCCGCAGCTTCGCCCGCTGGCTCTGCTTGTACTCCGTCAGCAGCTTCACCAGCCGTTCATACTCCGTCGTAGCCTCGTATACAGCGGTGATGCCCTTCACATTGTCCGTCTTCGGGTCAAGGTGCTCCAGCTCGATCTCGCCCTTCAGCAGCCGTCCCAGCTGCACATTGTCGTGGTCGGTCAGCAGGTTCTTCGCTTTTGCTTTCTCCGATTCCCACCGCGCCTTCTTCAGCTGCTTGTAGGCTTCTGTGACCTGTTCCGTCGTCATCGGTGTCTCCGCCGCCGCGTTTGCCTTTGCCGCACGCTCGTCAGCATAGCGTTTCACAGTGCGCAGGTCTCCAATGGTGTCTCCGATGGCAGCATCAAAGTCATTCTTCGCCCAGCGCTTGAACTCCTCCGCATCCCGTCCATAGTATTCGCTCAGGGATTTCTCCGTTTTTTCGATGCTCTGCGCCACTTCAAACATGCGCACCAGCTGGTCAGCCGGATGCGTCAGATCATCCGGGAACAGCTCCGGTGCCATGTCCTGCAGCTCCTGATACGCCACATCCACCGGCAGCCCGCCCTCGTTGACGATGCGCAGCCGCCCGAAGGCGCTCTTTCTGAAGTCATTGAAGTCCGCAATGTCGTGCTTGTCTTCCTCCGATATGGTCACAGCCTGCGTGCGAAGGTGATCTTTGATGTCCTTATACTGCTGGTAGAACTCCTCATCCACCACAATGCCCTCGCTGTATGCCTGCTCAAACAGCTCCGCCGCCGTCTCTTCCGAAACGTGCCCGGTGGTCAGGTACTCCTCGCTGATCTGCTGCGCGATCTTCTGCAGGTATTCCCTCTGTGCAAAGCGCGGCACGCTCAGCGCGCGGCTTACGCGCCCAACAAGGGCGTTTTCAGCCCGCTTCAGGTAGTCCTGTGCCTTCTTCGGCAGCGATGTACGGATGCTGTTCTTCTTCTCTTCGTCCTCCGCCGTCGGCAGCGTCGCCTCCGCCGTTTCCTCCTCTGTGACGGAATATTGCAGCGTCCGTTCATCAGTTGGCATGGTGAAACGCTCCACCACCGCATCGCGGTTTTCATAGCTCAGCGGCAGCAGGTTATGCACCCGCACCTCCGCGTCAGACCATGTGCCACCGAAGTCCTGCCCGGTCAGCGTCAGCTCTCCGATCTCGCTCTTGGAATACTTGTTGGAGGAATCGAACAGCAGCACCGGGATTTGTTCCACGCCTGCATTCCGCATGGCCACCGCGCGGTGCCGCCCCTCATGTCCCTGTACCTCTCCGGTTTCGTGGTCGATGTTCAGCTGGATAGGCTGCCACCTTGTGGCTTCGCCCAGTTTCTCCGCGTCCAGTTCCTTGCTGTGCTGCTCCACGATCTGCCGTCCGCCCTCGCTGGTGGTCAGGTTCAGGAAGTCATCCGGTGTCATGTAGGCAATGTACGCCTTCGCATACTTCGGGCTGCTCTTTGCTGCATAGTCTCTCAGGTAGGTGTCAATGGTGCTTTCCTTCAGTTTGACCGCTCCGTCATACTCTCCGCCTTCGCTGATAGAGAACCGGATGTCCGGATTGTCTGTCGGGTTTTCGTTGGTGACGCTCTTGATCTGTTCCGGGGAGAAGGCGATGTATACCGCGTCCGGCGTTCCGTTGTCGTCCATCTCGATGTCAGTGGACTTTACGATGATACCGTCATGCCCGCCTTCCTGCGCCCAGCGCTTCAGGTCTCCGTGCCGGATGTCTGCCTGTCCGATTGCACTGCCCCAGCCTTCGTCCTCAATGACAAGCGGGTTTTTCAGGTTCAAATAAACCTGCATGATTTCCCCCTTGCCCTTGTAGCCGGTCGCCTCTCGTGCATACCCGGTTGCATCCTCAATGTATGGGCTAAAGTAAAATCCGAGATCACTGCCTCTGTCTGCAAAGTTTTCCCCGATGTGTGCCTTATCGAAGACCGTAAACTTTGTTCCGGTTCCATGGTAGAGCGTCAGCAGCCGTCCCTCGCCATCCACCGCTTTGCTGTCCTTGAAGAACTCTTGCTGTGCTTCCGTCAGCTGCCTGCCGTTACTGTCCTCGCTGATGGAGAACTTCACCCCCTCCAGCCCGTTCACCAGCGCCTTCCGCTGTTCGTCGTTGCCGGTCTCGTACTGTATGATGTTCACGCCCGTGGCTGCCTTCACCGCTGCGATCTCTTCCGCCGGTGCGCTGGTTGGCGCGATGATGGCCGCCGCCTCGCTGAAGGGGACTACTCTCTGCGCCTTCGCCTCGTAGTATCCCGTAGGGATGTTGGCTGCGCGGTCTATGAGCGCCAGGATACTCCGCGCATGGCCGTCGCTGATGGCATAGCCCTCCTTGCGGAACGCCGCCTTCACCGCCGCCGCGGTTTTCTTCCCCTTGGCCGCTTCTGCGATGATTCCGCTCAGGTTTTGCTCCTCCTCGAAGCTGTTGTCGTACTTGTGCATCGTGGTGAGCATCAGATCGTTCACCACACGGTCAAGATAGATGCCGAGGTCTCGCAGCGCCTTTGCGTGCTCCTCCTCGCTCACCGTGCGCAGTCTTGCCTCGTCCGCGTGCATCTCGTCCACGGTTTTGTATTCCTGCGTGGCCGTCGCCGCCAGCGTCTCCGGCGTGATGCCGTATACATTTGCTCCCTTGGCCGCGGCCATATTCATTGCCTTCACGATGTTCTCGGCCGTGTAGTCCCAATGCGTCTCCGCAAAGCTGCGCCTGCCGCGGTCCGTCACGGCGTCCTTGCCGTTGTAGATGCCGCGCTCACCCAGCAGCCCTTCCAGCTGCGGCTTCACCCAGTCCTTCACCGTGCGCAGCGCATCGCTCCGGCTTCCGCTCGGCGCGATCAATTCAAACATCTTGGCCGCTGTGGCTTCCTTGTCGATCTCGCCCGCGCTTCCGCCGCTCTCATAGAACTCCTGCGTGCTCCGGATGAAGTCCTCCACCCGGTTAGGGAACACGTTGTTCTTCATGTAGTAGTCGATGCGCTTCTCCTTGGACTCCGGTCTGCGGTTCAGGAAGTTGGCGTGTTCCTCTGCATAGACCTCCCGGATGGCCTGCTCCGCTGGTTTCATCTCTTCCGCTGTCAGGCGCTCGCCGGTCATCAGCTTCACCGCCAGCCGCGCCACTTCCTGTTCGCCCACCGTGTCAAGGTATCTCCGGATGGTCGCGTTGCTGAAGAAACGGTCGAACTGCTTGTCACGGTACACCGGTTCAAGGCTCTTGCCCTCGCTCTGAAGGAATGCCGCCTGTACCTCCGGATGGTTCGCCAGCTTGTCGGCGATCTCTTCCGGCTCCCATCTGGTCTCATTCTCCAATCCGATCTTGCCCAGCGTGCCGCTGCCTTGGAAAACGCCGCCCGCAAACTGGCTGGACAGGTTCTTGATGTTCTCATCTAACGCCCGCCGCGCCTCGTAGTTCACCTCGCGCTCCACCAGCGCATTGTCCTTTGTCGGTGTCCATGCGTCGCCGCCGTACACCTTGTTACGCGGGTCTGCCTCCGGGTCTATGGTGGCACGTGGGAACACTACGCTGGTATCTCCGTACTTCGTGTGCCCTTCCGCCGCGTCCACGATGGCCACGGAAGGGGATGGGATGCCGCCCCAGTTCAAGGCCGCGTCACGAATAACAGACCAGTCCTTGTTGTGTACGGCAATCAGGTCTTTCGTCCGCTCCACCGGCTCGTCGATGGAGAAGCGCTTCTTGACAGGCGGCAGCTTCTCTGCTACACTATCGTCAGAGACGGATGCAGTGCTTCTGGCAGCTCCCGGTGACGGGTTCGTGCTTATTGCTGCATCCGCCTCTTTTTCTGTAAAAGAGGTCGGCTGCAGGTTTAGCACATCATACAGTGCCATGCTTCCGTTTTTCTTCGTGCCTACCACCACGTCCGCCGTGTAGTCGTTTCCGCCCACTCGCAGCAGCACATTGCCTCTGGCGAAGTCCGTGATTCTGTCCTTGCGCGGATGGTTTAGCCCTTCGTTCACCCAGTCCGTCGTTGCGCGCAGGATTTCGTCGGCATTGTCCGTGGCGCGTAGCTTGTCCGCGTGCAGCTGCGGGTCGTTGTTATAGAGCCACTGCATGTACCGGGAGAAAGTCATCTCCTGTCTGCTTCTGCCGTCAATCTGAATTTCGTTGTTCCCCACGGTGATGCCGTTGGGGAACTTTTTCTTCAGGTTCTCCTTGACGGTCTTCACCCAGTCTGCCTCCGGCACGCCCGCAAGGATGTCCTGTTCCACCTCCACGAACGGCTTGTTGTCCGTGGTCTTTCCGATGGCGTAGCCATCCCCACTGTCAGCAAATACCGTGTCCTCGCTGCCATAGTCAGGCGATGTCTCCCGGCGCTCCTGCGCCGTCAGCTCCCGTCGCTTCGCAGTGTCCCGCGCCTCGATCTCTCCCGCCGTGTCGCGGTACAGGTCGGTCGGCATCCGGCCTCCGTTCCTCGCGTTGCGGTCGATGCTGTCCCGCAGGCTGTACCAGTCCCACACGCGGTCGCCGTACTGTTCCTCCAGCTGGTCTCTGCGCTCGTCGTAGCGCACCCACTCCGGCGGGTCTGGCTCGATCTGCTCCCATGTGTTCAGGTCAACCTTCCCGCGCGGCACCTTCGGTGCCATGGCATCCAGCTCTTCCATAGCCGCAACGAACTGCGGGTCGCTCTCCCGTATCTGCTCATACTGTTCCTGCAGTCGTGCGCCCTCGCGCCGTTCCTCCGCCGTCCTGCTGTCAAATCCGTTTTCTATTCTCCGGTTCCAGTAGGCGGGGTTTGTCCCGTTGGCAAACCCTTCCCGGTTCTGGATGGCGTGCTGCACCTCATGGATGAGGGAGTTCAGCAGCGCCTCCGGCCTGTTCTTCAGGTCGCGGCTCAGCTCGATGCTGTCAAACTTCCGGCTGTATCCGCCGTTCTGTCCGTCCTCCAGCGTGTGGAATGTCACGCTCAAATCTGCCATATCCGGATAGGCTTCAAACAGCTCCGGCGCAGACACCAGCTCTCCCAGCGTGGTGTAGTTGGGAATATCCGCCGCGTCGGTGCGCAGCTGCATCCTGCTGTCGTTGATCTCGAAGCGCCACTTGCCGTCCATGCCTTCGTGCCAGCCCGTCGCCTTGCGGATGCTCTCCATGTCGGCTCCGGCCTGCTGCATCTCCTGCGCTTCCCGCAGGCTTTCAAGGTTCGCGCCGTTGGCGTTCGCCCCGGCATAGCTGTGCTGCAATCTGCCCAGCCCCTGCTGCATGTCGATCTCCGGGTCATACATGTCGTTGAACGCCGCTTCTGCATCCTCTTCAGAGATTTCCCCGTTTGCCATCTGCTGCTGCAGCGTGTCCATATTCTGCGCCTGCGCAGCGGCTCGCTGCTGCATGTCTGTGGTGAAGCTGCTCTGTGTCTCCTGCAGGGCGCTCTGGTAATAATTCTTCGCCTTCGTCAGGAACGCCCGCTCCTGCGCGTCGCTGTTGCCCAGCTTTGCCAGCAGCTCGTTGATAAACTGCAGGATGCGCCGTCCCAGCGTCCGGTTCTGCTGCACCATGGCGCGGATGCTTTGCTCGTCGGTCAGCAGATACTTTTCCACATACTCCGCCACGATCTCCGAATCAATGGCCGCGTTGTCCGTCAGGTTCTCGCCGTGCCGCGCATACAGTTCCGCCTTCTGCTGCCGCATGGCCTGCAGGTCTCCGCCGGTCTGCCGGATGCGGTTCAATACCAGCTTCTGCAAATCGCTGTAGCTTCCGCTTGCCTCGATGCTGTGCGTCAGTTCGTGGCTGATGATCTGCGCCACCGGGTTCTGGCTACGTGCGTTGACATAGATTTTCCCGTCCGCTGGGTTGTAGTAGCCGTTGTGCATTCCTCCATCGCTATCCGCGCCTTCGTCGAAGAACACCACCTCGCGCCCCACGATGTTGGCGATGCGCTGTACCTTGGCGATGGTATCCTCGTCCACGCCTGCAAGAATGCCCGTGCGTTCCGTTTCCGTCTCGGCTCTCGCAGCTCTCTGCCGCGTTTCCGCCTGTTCCACCGTCGGCAAAACACCCGGCTGCTCCGCCTCCATGGTCTCTCTCAGCGGCGCAGTTTGGCGTTCCTGCTCCGTTGCGCGCTGCTGCGTCTGCGTTTCCGCCTGCTCAGCTGTCGGCAGTACCGTTCCGCCGGTCTCTTCCGCCATCGGCAGCACCACGCCTTTCGTCTGTTCCTGAGCGGTTCCGGTTTGTCCTGCAGTCGGTTCCGTCCCTTCCAGCATTCTGGTGGTCTCCGCAAACAGTCTGCCGATCTCCGTATCCGTCAGCTTCTTGCCCTTGTTCAGCTTGTTCTTCAGCTCTTGTCCCAGCTTGTATGCCTCGCTGTTTTCATCAAGGGTCTCCGCCGTCTCGATGATGCTGTTCACCATCTCGTCGCCCATCTTGCGCAGCGTGCTGCCGGTCTGCTGGTATCCGGCGTTTCGCTGCACCGTTCCGATGCCCACACCCGCCGTGGCCATGGTGCCGCCGGATAGTGCGCCGCCGAGGAAGTCCAGCCCCATCTCCGCCGCCTGCTGCGCCACTGCAAGGCCGAAGGCTTCGCCCTCCGTCTTGCCCTCCGCCATATATGCGTCTATGGTCTGCTGCCACTCGCTCTTGTCCTTGGCGATGAGGATGTCGGCAAACAGGTTGATGAAGTCGCTGCCCACTTCCTCCGCGCCTTCCGTGAACGCATTCTTCAGGATATATTTGATGGCTCCGTCTTCCCACTTGCCTTTCAGCAGCGCCTCGATGCTGAACTTCTCTGTAAACACTTCCGCCGCACCCGCGATGGTTCCCAGCGTGAACGCCTGTGTATCTGTCAGTCCTCTATCCTTTGCGGCAACGGTGGCATCCGCCGCCGCGCCGGTGCCCATAATGGCAAGAGACATTCCCTCGCTCAGTGCGCCGCCTCCGCCGAATCCGCCCGTGATCGCAGTATTCAGCAGGAAGTCGCCCATACTCATGCCGGTCTGGTACAGGAAGCTGCCCGCCTGTCCCCAGTTCCCGCTCTGTTCAATGGTCTCCGCCACCTGATTGCGAATGGCGTTGTTGGCGTAGGAAAAGCGGTTGTACGCCGCATTCTGGTCGATGCTTCCGGTGCCGAGATAGTCCGCCGCCTGTCCGAGATAGCTTAGCCCCTTCATCGGGGAAGTCAGCACGCTGAACACGCTGCTGCCCACAGGTGATTCCTTGGCATAGTCTCTCCAGTACGCCTCTTCTTCCTGCCGCTGGCGATAGTTCAGATCGCCCGTCAGGTAGTCATAGTAGGCGTGTGCCGCGTCCTTGCCCTGCGAGGCGTACAGATAGTTGAAGATGGCCACTTCTTCGTCGGTCATCTGCTGCGATTCCGATCTGTTTTCTGTCGCCATGCCGAACAGAGCGCCCAGCGGGTTGCTGTCCCCTCCATAGTTCGCCCCGGCTTGATTTGTGATGTATGCACCCGCCTCGCTGTTGCCGTTGATGTACTCATACAGCGGGTCATCCCAGCCGCTGGCATCGTCACTGTAGTTATCAAACAGAACGTCGAGGTTGGAGCGCTTCTTTCCGTTTGCCGTGCTCTTGTATTGGCTCTTTTCGCCAAAGTCTTCCGCGCTGGTCAGGTCGGCATACTGGTAATATTTCTTCCAGTCCAGCTCCTCCTGCAGCAGCGCCTTCGCGCTCTCCGCCTCCGCGATCTTGCCGTCCATGGCCTTGGCCTGCGCCTGCAGCGCCTGTGCCTGCTGGCTCCACTGCATCAATTCATTTGTCCCGCCGCGCCGGGAAGATACCTTGTTCATCAGCTGCTGTGCCTGCTTCTGCAGCGTCTTTTGCTGCTCTTGCAGTTGCTTCACATTGCTCTGCGCCGCCGTCAGGTCAGCGTTGATGGCGTTCTCGTCCGTTCGGATGGTCTTCTTCCAGTTGTCGAACAGGTTCTGCTGCTCTGTGCGGTAGGCTTCATAATCCTCCGCCGCCTGCTTGTACCGGTTCCACGCAGGCTCATAGGCGGCATAAGCGGCATCTACCGCCTTTGTCGCGTCTTCATACTGTTTCAGCGTGCTGGCATATTCCTGCTGCATCTGCTGCACAATCCCGGACGCAATAGCGCTGCTGCCCGCGTACTGCTGCAGCTCCGGCAGCTTTCCGCTCAGCTCGTTCAGCTTCGTATAGAGATTGCCCGCCGTCTCATTGGCGCTCTGCAGCTCCTCCGCCTTCTTTTTGGCGTTCGCCTCATAGGTGGTCACGGTGTTGTATTTCCGCTCCATATCCGCGCCCAGCTTCGGCTGCGAACAGTATTTCCCATCCGCCGTCGCGCCCACAAGGTAGTTCTGATAGCTGCCGTACTTCTGCTGCATGGCAGTGGAGCGGTTATACTCGCTCTCTGTCAGCTTATCAGATGTAGCTGCGCGTGCGGCATAGTTCTGCCGCACGCTGCTGTCATACTCGTCTCTGGTTTTCCCGCTCCGGTCGAAGCCTTTGTTGCCGCTGGCAGGATTCTTCTGCGTGTCTACCTTGCCCAGCTTCCGATCGCTCCACGCAGAAAAGGTCTGCGCCTTTTGCGGCGTGCCGGTCGTCTTCGCTGCGCCGGTCGCCCGCCTTATCTTGTTGTTGCTCCACTCAGAAAAGGATGCCATACCGTGTCCTCCTTACTTGCTGGCGGCGTATTCGCAGTAGTCTTTGATATAGTCCGCGTAGCTGTTGTAGTTCTTTACCTCAGTGCCTCCGGTGCCGTACTGCTGTAGTGATGCCTTCCTGCGGCTCCACTCGCTCTTGGTCATCAGACCAGAGCGCACGCTGCCATCCACACCCGCCGCCTTCATGTAGGCAATGGCGCTGTCGTAGTCGGTCACTCCGGAGATATTCCCGCCTCCGGAATCGCCGCCGCTCTTGGTGAATCCCGCCTGTGTCAGCATTGCCTCCGTAATGCCGGGATTGCTCTGCAGGATGCCGTTCCATGTGTCAGCGTCGATGTTCGTTCCGTAGGCCGCCTTCAGCGCTGCGATGTCCTGCGCGCTCAGCCCGGTCGTCTCGGTCTCCTGCGGCGTTGTGTTTCCGCCGCCTCCACTGCTTCGGCTCCCTCCGGAATGGGACTTGCCCGCCGCCGTGGTGTTGAATCGGTTCAGCGCTGCTGCATCCGGGTTGATGCCCAGTTCCCGCAGTCCGGAGTAGTCGCCGTACTGTGCAGCCAGCTGCGCCAGCTGGTAGCGCCGCTCATAGTCCGTCGGGTTGTTGTCGGTGTTGATGCCCAAATTGTTCAGGAACGAATTGTCGCCCAGCTCCGCCGCCGTCAGTGCCTTGTTCATGGCCTCGCTGCGTCTGGCCGTCTGGTTGTTCACCTCGTCCAGCAGCTGCCCATAGTTGAAGCTGCGGTCTGTGTTGAACTGGTTCAGATCGTTCAGGTACTTGGTGTAGTCCAGCTGCTCCAGCCCGCTCGCCGTCTGCAGGTCGTTGTTGATGCGGTTGTATTCATCCATCCACGCCTGATAGTCGAAGGCGCGGTTGGTGTTGTACTGCTGCATCTCGTTGAGGAACTTGTCGTAGTCGTTCTTCTCCGCTCCCTGCACCGCGCCGAGGTCGCTGAGCTTCATGTTGTAGTCGTTCATGTACTTGTTGTATGCCAACTGATAAAGCTCCGGAATCTTGTCTGTCATCTGCGCCGCATAGTAGTCTCCGGCCTGCGCCGCTGCCGTCGCTGCATAGCTCGACGGGATGCCGCCGGACGCCGCCGCTGCCGCGCCGATGGCGTTCTGCTGTGCGCGGTCTCCCTCGCGGGTGTACTGCTTGCGGTACTGGCTGTAGAGCTGATCGTGCTCCGGGTCATAACTGAACGCTTCGCGGTTCAGAATTTGTTTTAGCAAATCCTGGATGGTCTCGTCATACCGGTTCGTGTATTCCGGCTGTGCGACGTCATAAGAATAGTTGCCATAGTTCAGCTGCTTGTTCAGAAGATCGTCCACAAGCCCTGTGCGGCTCGAAGAGTACGTCGGCTTTGCATCCTGCTGGAAGCTGTTTGGGGAAAGTGGGTCGAGGTAGAACTGTGAACCCGCTCCGCCGCCCGTGTAGTTTCCGTAGCTGCTGCGGATGCCTTCCGCACCCAGGTTCGCCAGCGCCCGCTGTTCCGGCGTCGTGGCGTTGTGGTAGTCGCGCTTGTATTTCAGGATGCTCATTCCCGCATCCGGATTCTGCTGTGCCAGCTTCAGATCGGCCGACGAGAACTCGCTGCCGAGTCCGGAGTTCGTCAGCTCCCGCTGAAACTCGTCGTATGTAAATCTCTGTGCCATTGTCGTCTCCTTTCATGGTTACAGTTCGCTTCCCGTGTAGACCTCGCGCACCAGCGAATACAGTCTGCACCCGCCGCTGCCCGTCATCCGGATGCGGAAGTGATCGCACCGGCGCGGCACGATCGGCAGATAGAAGCTACGTTTCTTTTCTGCCTGCAGCGTCTTCACCTCGCGCCAAACGCCGTCTGAGTCGAACTGCATCTCAATCTTCACGCTGGCCCCTTCGTCCAGCTCCAGCCGCACCAGCAGCTTTCCGATGCCCTTCTTCTGCGGAATCGGCACCGATGCCGAGGAGTATGTCGTGTACTCCGGCATTCCTGCTGAACCGCTCTTCCGATCTCGCCGCGGCTGGCGCCGTCCTGGCATTTCCGTTCAGCAAAAGCCTTCCGTCTGTAGCCAGGAAATACAGCTCCCCGTTCCAGCCCCAGCCGACAACCTCCAGCGCATCTTCCCGGTGCCACAGGCCCCGCAGCGTGTCATACGCAAAAAGATGCCAGGCGTCATCTGCGTCCTTCATCGAGACGTAATACTTCGTCCCGTCGCTGCCGCCCACGGCGTTTCGGAACCGCTGCGTGCCGAACGCTGCGCCCACCTGCTGCGGGATGCCGCCGGAGTAGGCGACAACGCCCGTGCGGGCCAGGTAGAAAAGCGTCTCTCCGGCAATGGCAATGGATGCGTCGCTGCCAGCTTCCACGCCCAAAGAGGCGCTGCCCATCACTTGGAAGTTCGACGGCTTGTCTCCGTAGACCTTGTAGATGTGCTCTTCTTTGAAAAAGCACGGATAACCCAGGTAGCTGCAGCACGCCGTGAAGTCGCCAGCGCTGCCGACATTTACGCTGTAGCTGTCCGTGGCCACGCCGTCAAATACATTCCAGTTGAAGATGTCTCCGAGTTTGCTGGCGTAGATTGTGTCTTCCTTGCAGCCCCAGAGCCTGTTCTCGTTCTCACATAGAAAGTCCATATCCGGCACGGTTCTCTTGATGGTCAAGGTCTCCGTGTCCCCGCCGCTTCCGATCGTGAAGGTGTTTTCATAGAAGCGGAGGTAGTCGCCGTCGATTTCCCGGATGATCGGCGTTTTGTTGTTGCTCTCATGCTTCACTGCGCCGGAGATCGTCACCGCGTCTCCGACCTTGAAGATAGAATCCCATGCCGCACCGGACGCATAGATCGTGTTGGCCTTTGCGTCCTCGCCTGCGTAGGTTCCGTCCTGAATCTTTGCGCTGCCGGTGAAGCTCGCTTCCATCGTGCCGAACTCGTCCGCCAGGCGGTTATAATACTTCTTGTCCGGCAGGATGATGATGTACGCGCCCAGGCTCGCGAACTTCTTTCTCCCGTTCGTGACGGTTCCCTTGAGCGTTCCGTCTGCGTAGAACCCCGTTCCGTCCACCCAGTACAGCCCGTCGTGCGCGTAGAACCCGTTCGGTTTTGTGAGTGTGCGTACCTTCCAACGCGGGCGCCTGGGTGCGAGCAGGGGATAGAAGTCGCTCGTCATATTTTTCATGTCCCAGATGTCGCCGTTGTCTGCGCCGAGCGTGTGGTTGTATCCGCCGAACTTTGTCTGCTTGTATTTCTGGATACCGTCCTGGTTTGCCATTGGCGGCAGTCCGATCATGCGTCGTCACCTCCGAACCGGATGAACCCCTCCAGCGCTTCAAGATGGATGGGCTTGATCTTCTGCGGTTCCGGAACCGCCGCCGGTTTCCAGTCGATCTCCGTCTCGACATTGGCCAGCTCAAACCGTCGCGTGTTATATTCCGGTGCGTCTGCCGGGTCTTTGAAGAGGAAGGTGCCGCGCTCCGTGAAGGCAACGTTTCCTTTCTCGTCGAGCTGCCCGAACTCCTGCGTCAGCTTATTCTCTTCGCGGATGTAGAAGTCCACAGAGGGCTGCAAGGCCCGCCGCAGTCTTGCCAGCGTGAAGGCCGTCTTGTAGTCCCATTCCATCTGCGAAAGATAGTTCACCGCCATGCAGGCGTTGACGCATCGGATGAGTGTTGTTTTCATGCTGCGCTCCTTTCAGCTTGTGCTCAGCGGCGAGTCATTGATGTAGACCGTGCCGTAGAATTTGATATTCCCGCCCGACGAGATCGTCACGCCGCTGTTGCCGTAGATGTAAATATTGTCGTCCGCCTCGATGGAGATGCCGCCCGCCGACTGCAGCTTCATGGCAAACGACACGCCGCGAATATAGTTCGTGTAGATGAACATTCTGTACTGGTTTTCATACTGGCTGCCTGCTCCGTTGGCGTCCAGCCGGATACCGCCTGCGGTGTAGTTGCTGTTCATATAGCAGAACTCGATCTCGCCGCCCCAGATGCCGTTCGACTGCAGGATGCTTCGGAAGGTGCTGCCTTCGATGGTGCAGCCGTAGATGTCGATGGCGTCGATCGTGCCGGTCGTGATGTTGCTGCCGTTGATCGTCGTCTGCCCGGCTGTAGACAGATCTGAGAACGTGACCATGCCGCTGAAGCTGATCGACTTGCTGGACACCACCACGCCGTCGCGCATGAGCTTGATCGTGCTGCTGCTTTCTCCGTTGGAGACCGACAGCGTGATGCTGTTGACCGTCTGTGTCAGAGACGATACGCTGCCGTCCAGCGTCGTGATTCTGCTCTGCAGCGCTGTCGCCGTCTGCTGCAGCGACGAAACATCTCCTTCTGCGTTCGTGATGCGCGTCGTCAGGCTGTTGGCCGTCGCAGTTAGGGACGTGATGTTTCCTTCTGCATCTTCCAGCCTCGCACCCAGGCCCTCTGCCGTGACCTGCAGCGCAAGAATCTGCTTCTCGTCATTTTCTAGCTGCACATATACCGGCTCCGTGATGATGTTCACGATCTCATCAAAGCCTGTCTCATTGAAGTTGTCTTTGTCCAGATTGCAGAACGAATACCGCAGCTGCTCCAGCAGCATATAGAGATAGCTCGTGATCTGCTCGATCTTGTCCTTGTCGGACGTTTCTTTCGTGAACTGTGGAAAACCCGTGTCCGCGCTCAAAATATTGGATGGCACCGTATCGCCTCCTTATAGCGTTTTCGGGAAGGGCCGTCTCCGGCCCCTCCCGTGCGTCTCACGCCAGGCCCGCGAGCTTTGCGAACCGGTACAGTACCGTCACAAACTGTTCTCGCGTCATCATGTCCTGCCACATATAGTTCGGCTCGCCGTCTTCCAGCGTGCCGCCGCCGAGCACGATGCCCTTTTCCGTGGCCCACTGCCGGGCTTCTTCGCTGTACTGGCTGCAGTCGTTGTCCTGCAGGTCTTTGCGCATCTGCCCAAAAAGTTCTGCGAATCTATCCTTGTCCATGTTCTCGTCCTCCATTTCTCCGTCGTCTAATGCCATTACCGTGTGTCCCTGGGATACCAGGATGTCGCCGCGCCGCAGCCAGCGGTCGTCCGTCAAAAACTTCTTCCCGCTCAGCATCTCGAACTGTCCGGTCGTCGGCCAGTCGTGCAGCATACAGTAAGTCGTGCAGCTGTTGCCCTGGCGCCTGAAGAGTTTCTTCAGCTCCGTCGCGCCTGCCGAGATCGCGCACAGCATCATAAATGCCGAGCAGTCTGTCTCAACCGGCTTGTTGATCTTGCCGAGCGCGAAGTCTACTGCCTCCGCAGCGGCGTATGCCGTGTTGCGCCCGTCCATGTCATAGCCGATGTTCCGGTTCCGTACGCCGTCTTCGCAGGCCTGCGCCGCCCGCTCCGACATGGCCGGGTCTTTGAACCGAAGAATCCCCAGCCAGCTTCCGTTGTACCAATACGAGAAGTTCAGCTCCCGGCCCGTCTGGTTGCCAGGCTTCTGCCCGCGTCCGCCGGTCTCTCCGAGGCTTGCCTGGCCGATGCGGATACTCACTGCGCGTCACCTCCTGCCGGAAGCAGCCCTTTTTTGAGGTCATATACTGCCGCTTCGATCATGGCGTCCAGGCGCGTCTCGTCGAGCGTGACGCCGTGTTCCGCCAGCCAGTTGATGACGTATGCCTTCTTCTCCTGGCCGCGCCCGGAGCCGACATAAATCTGCTCCGCTGCGCTAACCGCAATGCGCACCCAGGCGTTGATCTCCGTCTGCTGCTGCGCTGTTGTTTTCGAGCGGATGTACGGGATGACGATGGCGGTAATGACCGCCGCAATGAGCGCGAATACTGTTTCGATGATGGGTGTAATGTTCATGGTGATCTCCTTTCAGATTTCTTGATCGGTTTCTTCTGCTTCCTTTTTTCCGACTGCCCCGAAGCCCTTCCGCTTTTCAAACAGACTCTTCAGGCAGTACAGAGCGACAACGCCGACGATCTCCGTCACGGCCGTCTGGCTCAGCTTCTCGGCGATGGACTCTTTTCCGAGGTATGCCAGGATGTAGCTGCACCACACCCAGCCCACGCCGTTTCCCAGGCAGAACCAAAGCGCCCGCTTTGTGGTCGTCTTTAAGCTGGTGCGTTTCTGCTGCTTCATGTTCCGTGCTCCAAATCGTCGATGCGATGGTTTGCAACCTTCAGCTTTTCTTCGAAGACGGCAGCCGCTTCTTCCAGATGATAGGTGCGCTCCACCAAACCGTTGTGCTTCGCTACTTTCTGCTCCAGCTGTTCCAGCCGGTATGCAATGAGTGCTGCGCTTTTCCGGTTCGCCAGGTATGTCCCGATGAGCGTACCGGCAAGGCTCAGCACGGCCACCACGATGGTCTCCGTCATGCCGTCACCTCTGTCCATCCATACACGCCCGGCTCCCACGTGTTCGCGTCCACATCGCTCGTCCAGTGTTTGCCGTTGCGGCTCACTTTTGCGCCCTTGGCGTAGGCATCCGTGCTGCCCACCGGCTGGCTCCACTCCGGCCATTCCTCTGCCGGGTCAGAGATGCCCACCCACAGCGACGGGCTGTCCTCCGGTTTCCAGCCCGCCTGCGAGGTGTGCGCCTTCAGGCATTTGTAGAGCTTGCCGCTGCGCTCCCTGATCTGCCCCACAGTGTAGGCCACCGGGTATTTCCATGGGCTGAACAGCTCCGCGTGTTCACCGGCCGTCACGCCGTCGATACTTCCGTTCTCAGCCAGTGTGACAAATGCGATGGCGCTTGCCGCCTGGTTTTCCTGCAGGAATGTTCCGGTGTCGCGTTTTACCAGGATGATCTGCGACAGCAGCATGGGCGTTCCGCCCACGGCCACGCCTTCGGCCTCATCCTCTCCGCATAGCAGCCAGAACCCGTCCGGATGCCTGCGGATATAATCAGGGGCTTCCGTCAGTGCAATCACGCCCCCGTCCTTCCGAATTTCGTACATTGATGGTCTCCTTTCTCCCCGAACAGCTTTCGATACAGCTTGTCCGTCTTCCGCAGCACCTTCCAGCTGTTTCCCCGTCGCATGTGGCCCTTCCAGCTCTCATACGACGTGCGCACGTCTTCTTCCGTCATGCGCCCGTCATCTACCCACCGCCGGAACTTCCGCAGCTTCTGCCGCATCTTTCTGGTGCTTTTGCGCTGCACCTTCCGAATGACGCCGCCGGTCTGCGTCAGCTTGAACTTTGTTTTCAGAAACCGCACGCCCTGCCTGATCGGCAGGATGCGCGTTTTCCTCTCGCTCAGCTGCAGCCCGATACCGGCGCAGTATTGCCGGATGCGTGCGGCGCATTCCTCCAGATACCGGACGTCCTCGCAGATGAGATACCCGTCGTCCATGTACCGGCCGTAGCCCCGGATGTGCAGCTACTCTTTGATGAAATGGTCAAGGCCGTTTCCCAGCATCAGCGCGTCGATCTGGCTCACCTGGCTGCCCAGTCCGAAGCCTCGCTCGCCGAAGTCCGCCATGAAGCTCTCTGCCCGCTCCCGGACTCGCTCGTCGTAGAGCCTGCGCCGGTTCTCCCGATGAATCGGTTCCTGCGGTGCGGAGTTGAAATAGTCCGTGAAGTCGAACACCAGGATGCCGCCCTGCATCCCATGCTTCCGGTAATGCCGCTGCAGATGCCGGTTCATTCTGTCCATGGCAAAGTCAATTCCCTTGCCCTTCAGACTCGCTGCGTTGTCGTATATGAAGGCCGATGAGAACAGCGGCACCAGCGCATTGTCGCATAAGCACCGCTGCACCACGCGCTCTGAGATGTGGACGCTCCGGATGTGCCGCAGCTTTCCGCGCTCCATGATGTCAAACTCATGGAACCCCATCGTCTTCCACGTTCCGTCCATCAGTGCCTTCCGCGTCCTGGCCGTGTTCTCAGACAAACTCGCCAGATACCGCTGCGTCGAGCACTTCCAGCGCACGCCCTTGCAGCACGCCAGCCCCGCTTTGTATAGGTTCTCGTAACTGAATACCTGCTCAAAGCTGCCGCACGCTTCGCTCCTGGCCCGGCGTTTTGCTTCCCGCCCGGCGCGGCGTCTTTGATACCGGCCCTCTTTTCGCTCTTCGCTTGTCATGTATGGTTCTTCTCCTTGCCCGTTCGGGCACCCGCCGTAAGGGATGATTGTCGGGTGCGCGTTCTACCCTCGTGGCAGTCCGGCTATGAAACAGGCCCGCGCACATCGGCCTGCCATGCAAGCAGCGTCCAGCCGTCTGCACCGGCGGATTGTTTTGGCTTTTGCCGGGAATAAGCTCTCCTTCTGCATAGGTACTGCTTCGCCGCCTTCCGGCGGTTACTGCGTCAGACCGTGCTGTGCAGAATCCGAAGGCCACGCCATTGGCATTGCTGGCGTTGTTATTGTTCGCGTTGCCGTTGCTGTTGACCAGGCAGAAATTCGTGGAGTTGCTGGCATTCGGCGAGCGCTCCCACCAGTTGGCTGCAGAGCCGACGGCAACAAAAACAGAGCTTAACCCATGTTGTCTATTCTTCCGAAACTCCGGCAGGCCCGTCCGGCAAATCCTTGTACCGCTGCCGGTCTTTCTTCCGGACAGCTGCCAGCAGCTTCGCTTCCTCCGCGATCATCGCACCCCACTGCTCCATGGCCTTCCCAATCCATTTGCACCCTTCCGGGTTCTGCCGGGCCGCCTCGTACAGTAGCTGCAGCTTCGGGTCGAGATTCTGCAGTGCAATGTTTGCGCGTGTCAGCTCGTCCCGGCGCATCTGCGCCTCGTGCTGATTCGTCGGCCAGATGTTGTTGGCCGCTGTCGCGTGCTCATGCACGTCGCTGGCCAGCTGCATGATGCGCGACGTGAGGAAGAACGTGTACCGCTTCGGTGCCTTCATGCAGCAGCTGAGTGTGAACGCTTCCAGCTTCTTCGCCGTGTCCACGAACTGCATGCTGCTTTCGCTCCGTTTGGATTTGTAGACCGACATACCGTCTCGTCCTTTCTTGCCGCCTCCTGCCCGCAGCGCACAGGCTGCTGGCCGGAGGCAGAGCTTTCTTCGTTTTGAAATCTCGGCTTTCCGGATTCTGGATTAAAAGCAGAAGCCGAAGGCCACGCCACTGGCACGGCTGGCGTTGCTACCGCTCGCGTTGCCGTCGCTGTTGACCAGGCAGAAACCCGTGGAGTTGCTGGCATTCGGCGAGCGCTCCCACCAGTTGGCTGCAGAGCCGTTCCGCTTCTTGACCTTGCTGTTGCCCGCCTTATAGTAATCGTACTGCGTGCCTTCGCCTGCCGCCGAGTAGCTGGTCGAGCCGAAGATTTCAACCTCGCTGAGCAAAAACAGCTTGTCCGACACCGTCTCGATCGTCGAGCTTGCGCCGCCCACGGATGCCTTCTTGCTCACCTCGCGGATGCCGTTCTGTACCTCTGTCGGCATCAGCGCCAGAATCGCAGGCAGATGCGTCGTGCGCATTGCGCTGTTCTTCCAGCCGCCGGAGTTCGTGTTCGAGCTGTTCATAGCCTTTGTGTCGGCGTAGCAGTCGTGCAGCTGGAAGGTCAGCGGTGCCTTCCCGCCGGATGCGTAGGTGTCGTGGTTCTTGCCGATGATGTCCACCTGATAGCTCGCGCCATTGATGGTCATCGTCTTGCTGTTGCCCACCACCCATGTGCTCGGCACGCTGCCCGAATGGCACGCCGCGATGATGGAAGCCCAGTCGTTGTCCGCGAAGTTGTCCTTCAGGAAGCTCACCGTCACCGCGCAGGTCTTGTTCGCCGGTGCGGTGTAGTTCGTTCCCGCCGCCACGCTGATGGTGATCGTCGCGCTGCCGTTGGCCTTGCCCGTCACCGTCACCGTGTTGCCCGATACGCTCACCGTCGCCGCCGCTGTGTTGCTGCTCACGGCGCTGATCGTGCCGTTGCCGCTGCGCGTCACCGTGATGGTCTTGCTCTTCGTCGTGGTATCCAGCGTCATGCTGGTAGGGGAGATGCTGAGGCTCCCCGCTGCCTTCCCGATGCTCCAGCTCACGCTCTTCGCCGTCGTCGTGCCGTCTGCCCAGCGGTAATTGCTCTTCGGCGTGAAGGTTGCCGTGTAGCTTCCCGCGTTCGTGCCGGATGTCGTGCCGCCGATGGTCAGCTGCGTCGTGCTGTAGTTGCTCCAGGACGGGGACTGGCTGCTTCCCGTGTAGGTCAGCGTCCCGCTCTGGCTCGGCACCGCAGAGATCGTCTTTCGGTTCACCGTCACGCTCGTCGTCGCCGTCTTCGTCACGCCGTTTTCCGTGTAGCTCACCGTGATCGTCTGCGTACCGACCGTGCTAAGCAGCGTCGGGCTGCAGCTGTAGCCGGTCACGTTGGCCGTGGCGCCGTCGGAATATGTGGCCTTCACTACCATGCCCGTGCTCTGGAAGCTGTCGCCGTACTCATAGACCTTCTTCGTCGGCTGCGCCGTGATCTCGATCTTCGTCAGCCGGTG